CATAAGTTGAAAAGGACGCCTTGAAATCACTTTTAGAACCGCCGGATTCCCTTCGATCCAATTCTCCACTATCAACCAATCCATCTTTATTTAAATCAATGGATACCGACCTTAAAGCCAGATCAGTGAGCTCTTTTGATCGATCTCGATATTGTTGACCAAGGTCGAATCGATCCGATGATTCGTAAATAATGGCAGTTGTCAAATATATATGAGCCTGTAGAAATTGAGTAGGGTTAAAAACTTCATCCTCTGTGCAATTCAATGGAACAAGATTATCACGTATTTCAAAAACCAACTCCTCGAAAGCTCGATTAATTTGGGGTTTAAAATCAGCTTGTCGCCTTGGTATCATTCCTCCCAATTGATTATATTGTGAGACTAATTGATCATGAGTCAATCCAGTTTCAAAGGGCCTCGGTGTAATTTTGAGGATTGAAGAGTCTTTTCTTAATTCAGTTAACAATCCAAGATCAACGGTATAATCCACAAAATAAGGAATGGTTTGAGAGGTCAAGGTCACATTGGCACTTGATGCTACATAGTAATACATTGCAAATTCGAGGGTCGCCGGTGAACTCATATCGATATTCCTAGGCATTGGGTCGCTTAATATTGCAGTCGTTCCAACTATTCGATTTATTTTAACTGCAAAATAAGAATCTCCATCACTTATTAAATACGCGTCCTCTTGATCTTGTTGTAAACCGGTGACTTGATTGGCAATTGTTAAAGTTCTTCTATCATTTGCGATTGAAGTCACGCTTATGGATGATCGAACCGAAGTCATTACCGAAGAGACAACCGGATCGGTTCCAAATGTTACCGAAGGAACAATTGACAGGGGGGCCGGTGCCAACCATTTGAAAGTATAGTCCTTTAATGTAATCGCTTTTTTCATTTTCAGCCTTTCGCTGCTCGGTTAGCATCTTGAATATCTTGATTAGTAGCATATTTTAAATCTGCGGCCTCAACATATCCTTTTGAAACCGGCGACCAAGAGTGTCGGCAATTATATCCGCCTGCATAAGTCAAAGCCGATCCGATTTGATTGTTTCTTAGTTTGGACATTTGTTGATCATTAACAACTTTATTGATCAGATGAAAACAAAAACCTCTTGTTAATCCATCTTGGGGTCCAGTGTATAAATATAGATCCAATCCCGCATCTTTCGCAGCGACCGCAGTTGAAGCCCGACCGAATTCGCTTATCTGAGTCTTTATTTCTGATAGTTGACGACCGGTTGCCTTTTGCATTTTTTGAACAAGTCCCGATAGTACACTCGAAGAGTCGTCAATCACTGCCATTGTGTTTAATGCAGTCCTTAAAGATTTCTGAGTATCTGCAATGATCAAATCATCAAATATAGTTTGAGCACTTGCGACTTGTATGGCTTGAAACTCGTAGGGATTGAAGGCCATTGGCCCAATTGTAGGATCAATTTCCCGAATGCCCTTAAAAATACCCTCTAAAATTTCATCTTGTGAACTCATCCAATTCGCAGTCGCATCTCCAAATCCATGTCGCATCATATAATCGACCATTACCTCTTTATTAGTCGCTAACTTTCTTAAAGTATGTTTATCGAGCCATTTTAAATCTGTTCTAAGTTGCTCGACTAGCCTCTTTTGAGCCTTTTTCAATGACCTTAAAGTTTGCTTGGCGACTCTTTGTTCAATGATCATCTGATCTCGTCTTATTCGAGTTAACTTGGCCGCCGCCATGTTTTGTTCCTTGGCTCGCCTTGTTAATTCTTTTATATCCCGATTTTCTATAACCCCTTTTTTACTTTGAGCCTTAGCCTTTTTAGTCAGTTCTTTAATGCCCTTATTGAATCCATCACCGCCCTCGGCAAGTTCTGTAATTACTGACATGATGGATCATCCTAATTATTTTATGGATTAAGTAAGACAGTTGTTCACTAAAATACCATAATTTGCATCGATAACTTGAAATTTTCCACTTTCTTCTGCCCACACATATCGACGAGTCATATCCAAAGAATCATATTGACCGGCTGTCATGTTTTTATAAGCAAAATTCAAAGCACTTACTGGCATTAATTTGACACCACTTCGATTAGTGATTGCATCCGAACCTTTAAGGATACCAACCCAAATAGTTTCAGCTTCCCAAATGAATGCCTCGGCTGATGTGGCACCGGCTACAGCAGTATCTCGACGAGCGTCACCGATAAAGATATTAGGGATGTTTAATTTTGCTCTCAAGATGCTTAAGGTTTCCTCTTGAGTTAAAATCATTTTACCGCTTGCAAGCCCTGCACTTACACTTCCGGCAATTCCTCGAACTTCGGGCGATCTTGATAATGCTCTAAATACATCATGACCTAAAATCATAGTATCGGGATAATTGCCATGAGAAGCCGCATAAACCGCATCGGTAACGAGTGAACCATGCAAATAATTTAGAGGATCGCCACCGGCTGCGTCGAATTTAGTACCTGGCGTGATAGTTGTATAAACTGAAGTATCAAAAAGTAAGGCCGCCGCTCGTCGCTCTCGATCAAGTTTAAGAACTCGACTCACTTTTTTAACTAATCGTTGTTCTTCAGATCCGGGAAATTGTGAATCTTCCAGTTCTTCACGAGCAATCGAATCTTGAGCGCCATAAATCGAAGCTTTATAAGTTGTGCTTGATCGATCAAAGCCTGCAATATTAGCACGACTCGATCCGGGGGCTCGCTCAAAAGATAAGCCTGCACCGGCACCGGTATAATTTCGAGATGCTTCGATTAATAAAGTTCCGCTTCGCTCAGGAATTTGAACATTTTCGAAGATCTTATCTGCAATAAAAACATCATCGCCTTGAACTGCCTCTTGAGCTAAGTTACTTAAGATTTGGTCGACTGGATGATAATTACTATATGATGAAGCCATTTTATTAAGCCTTTACGATTGAAGGTGCTTTAAAAAGTCCAATGAATTGATCACCGCTTGCGTAAGCTAAGTCGGTACTATTAGCAATCACACTGGCAACAACATAATGTGTTGAAGTCGCATTAATTACTCGACCTGATGCATCTGCCATAAGTTGATTATTTGTTGCCGGTGTAATCGCCGCCCCTGCAACCATTCGAGTTAATCCATCAACGCAAACCGTAATTTGATCACCGGATACCGCCGCAGTTTGAGCAATACCGATTATTGATGGTTCGACCGCAGTTGTGGTAATAACAACTTTGTTGGTTGCATCCAATTTTACCGCCGCAAATTCGGTGATTGTTCCGGCTGCTTCAAAAGTTTGAAAGTTTGATCCTTGACTCATGATTTTACTCCATAAGCTCGGTTATATTCGGTTGTATTTTCGGCCCGAAATTTAGCAAGGGCTTGAGTGTAAGAAATTTGATTTTGCTCTGATAGTTGTTGGATCTTATCGTTGATCGTTGCGATACTTGTCTTTTGACCTGATGATTTATGGCCAATTTCATTTAGTGGAACCGCTTTATTCATTTGACGCTCAGAGAACATGAGCCAAAATTTTGGCTTATCCTCTTTTAAGTCATAAGCATCCTCTGCAAGGTCAACTTCTGATGGAGTGATTCGACCTGAATTTACAAGTTTATCAACTTCATAAGTCCGTTTTTCATTGTGGCTTTCAATTCGAAGTTTTTCGACTTGCTCTTTAAGTAGATTTATTGTTGCTCTTTCACTCATAGCTTCAACTTTCGCTTCAACTTTTTTATCTTCGTCTTCATCTTCTTTTTTATCGTCCTCGGCAAGATCAACCGCTTCAATAACTTCTTCAACAACTTCTTCAATTGCATCAGGTGTGATTTTGGCGGCCTCATCCTCTTGAGCACCTTTTAATTTTGCTTCAAGCTCACGAACCATCTCATCTTTTTGATGGATAAGTTCAATGAGTTCTTCAATACTTAGTTGAGTAAGATCCATTGGTTTTAGATCCTCCATTAATGTAACAGTTTCGATTTTATCAACTTGTTGAGCCGGCCTTGGGGTCAAAGTTACTGCCAACAATTGAGCGTCACCTAGTTTTTTTCCACCGTCTCGACTATAAACAGCCCCTTGTAAATATTCAGGGCTTGACCAAAGCAAACCTTCGGATCGAGTGATTATATCAACACCTTTTTGATTGTAAGCAGGGTATACATATAAGCAGTCGTCAACTATTTTAACGTCTTGAATTATACCCAATGCAAGGCCAGCCTCCGGCGATGAAGGTGAGTCGCTTGTGAAGGGTGAACTTGCGTGATTCCAGTCGATGATTACCGGATCTTTGTCTTTTCTAGTTTTAAAAACTCGAACCAATTCATTTAACAATTCAATCGTGATTTCAGAACCGACCGATTCACCACTTAACCTTGATGATACTTGACCGAGGCTTAAAGTCTTAAAAGGTCGTCCAACGGTTAGGCCGTTTTGATCCTCATCTTCTACAATTAAGTCAACTTCAGAATGTGCTTGAAGTCGATTGGGAGGAATTAAGGTGGTTTTTTTTCTTCGTTTAATTTTTCTTACCATTTTTCTTCCTCAATATTTGCTCTGCAAGTTGCATGGCTCCGCCAACCGGTGATAGTGGGAGCTTGCGTTCATCCGGTGTTCGTTTTGCATCCTCATTTAATTGAGTGGCTCCCAATCGATCCCTTATCGCATGTTCCAAAGTATCATCAGGCGTCAAAAGGCCGGCTGTGACTAAAGAAGGAAGCATTTGGAGCGACTCCGCCAGTTCGTCGGTATCCAAGCCATAATGTCTTAACTTAGGAAGTTTGGATTGTGAAACACTCCCGAAGTTCCAACGGATTAACCGTCCAATTGTGCCACCGCCGGCCCTGTCAACACCTCCGACTTGATCAGATATTCGGTTTAATAAAGTTATGCAAGCTCGTCTAAAAGTAGAATTATGGATTTCACCGACTGATCTTGAACCGGTCGAAGTTTGACCAAGGATCGAGAACTCAGTGAGGAAGGCTGACATGATTTCAGCATTGCATCGTTCTAATATTTGCAATGGGCCTTGTTGAAAAGAAGGAGCCGGTGCATATACATCGAACTTCACCGCCTGCCCTTCCACTAAATATTGATTTTCAGCACTCATAAAGGCCTCTGCTTGACCTTCGGCACTATCTATCATCGCATCTATATCGGTATCGGTGTAACCTTGCTCATTTGCAACCGATCGATCTATGACAATTTTTGGAGTTGGTACACTCCACCTTTCAGCCGCTACTACTAGCAAATTAGAGACTCTTTGTTTAGTCCTAAAGTACCAATGAGCAGGCCTAAGCATTCCAACACCAGCCCAATTCGATCCAGTTTGGCCAACATTAATCAATAATAATTTATTTGCAGGGATTGGCCTTGGTGTCTTATGGATTCCAACAACTTTTTGAAGTACTCCATCAAGATCTTGACCATTTCGAGACAACCATTTCATATGAGCCGATGGTTCTCGATCCGCATATTCTTCGAGCCATACTTTGACCCGACCATCTTGACCAGGAGCAACATAATAAATTTCTTCGGCGTATCGATAACCAATCGGGAAGGCTTCAACCAAATATTCGAGCATTGAATGAAAACTTCTGTTCATCATTCCTGAATATCCATCGAATCCGAAGGCCTCATTTGCATACTCAGCTAATTTATTACACTCATCATCGTCCTCATTCGCCGATTCCCATTTCCAAGTCGCACTCAATAAAGTTTGCTTGACCATGATCCAACTTTTTCGAACCGTTGCATCTGTCATCAACATTGACTCGGCTTCATCAATCCAAGATTCACCAAATAAATTGGGATTTTTTTCAACTCCGGTGATAATTCCACCCGATAATTGAGTTCCCGAGATCCCTAAAGAATCATATCTTAAACGCGGTTTAATATGTTTTTCACGAGTTGTTAATGATTTATCATTCATGGCACAATCCAAATTGATCATGCATATACTAACAAGTGACTTATCAAAAAGTCAAAATTAATTTTATTTTATTATCAAATAGAGAAATCAGGGCTAAATTATTTTGATCATTTTATCATATTATGGAAATTGAGACTCACATTTAAAATGCTTCTTTTTGAAAAGT